CGCACTGGCGGAACCGAGACTACCCGGAGCTGATGTACCGGAAGGTCTGCCACGGGTTGATTGGTGCCGGGTTCGTGGTCTGCATCGTGGGCCACGGGAATGACATGCTCCCGGATCACCCGGGCCTGGCTGACTTCAGGAAGAAGGCGACCATCCCCGAGATGCGGGAACTCATCCGAGGCGCCTCGGTTTACGTTGGACCCGACAGTGGGCCAGCCTGGGTTGCCATGTCCACCGACACACCGACGGTTCTGCTATTCTCGTCCACGCTTCCCGACCAGACCCTACCGCCCGGATACCCATGGGAAACGGTGACAAGCAACGCCGAGTGCGTGGGGTGCCTTCATCGGGAGAAACCGCCCGTCTACTGGCTGGAATGCCCCGACAACGAGCGGTACAAGTGCGTGGACGGATTCGACGCCAACATCATCATCGAGAAGGCAAAGGAGATCGCGAGATGAACGCAACGCCCGTATTCCGAGAGTGCGACTGGGGCAAGCCATGCGCCCTCTCTGCGGTATGCAAAGGGTTCTGCTGGCGGATCAAAGGGATGAAGCGGGAGAGGTTGACGGCAATACAGAAAACGGAAAAGGTGAAACCGTGAAGCGATGCCCGTGCGGAAACAACGCAGGCCCGGAAGGTTTATGCGCCCCATGCGCCAGGTCCGAAGAACTCAACCAACGGAGGCGCGGTAGGATTTTCAGGACAAACACGATAAAGGCCAACGACGCGAAAAGAGAAGGACCACGTGCGAAGGTGAAACGGGCGAAGTTCAAAGTTCCACCTTCTGACAGGATTCACATCAAGAGAGGACCGAACGCCAACAAAAGGGGGTAGAATCAAGGCGAGGATAAAGCAATGGCTAAAACCGGTAGGCCCACAAAATACTGCAAGCAGATAGCCGAGCACATCATTGAAAGGACCATTGCGAAAGACACGCTGACAAGCATCTGCGAACCAGAGGACATGCCGTCTTGCCGAACGGTGTACACGTGGCTTGCAAAGAACGATGAGTTTCTTCACAAGTACGCGGAAGCGAAGTCTGTGAGGGCTCACCTTCTGGCCGAAGAGATACTTGAGATTTCCAACGAATCCCCCACAATGACCGTCGTTGACACCGAGGGGAACGCAACGACCAAGCTGGACCCCGCAGGCGTGAACCGTAACAGGCTACGAGTCGATGCCCGTAAATGGATTGCGTCAAAGGTTCTTCCGAGAGACTATGGGGATAAGCAAGAGGTCCAATTGAGTGGCCCAGGGGGGGCACCGATTGCCGCGCAAATCGAACTCGACGCAGAAACCAAGAAGGCGCTCCGCGAGTGGGCCAAGTCCAACGGACGAAAGACTGCTGGCGGCGGCTGACGCCGAGGACTGCCTGCATTGGGCCTGTCGCCACATCAAGCGTATCGAAAACCACGCTTTCGAGATAAAACGGGCGCCATATCTGTGGGACATATTTCAAGACGAAAACCCGTTTGTGGCCGTGAAGAAGTCTTCTCAGACTCGCCTAACCATCACGATGGCGCTCAGGTTCATCCACCGGGTAGGGTGGAGAGGATGGAACGGCATCTACTACATGCCGAACGACGACGTCATGTCGGCGCTGGTTAAAAGCAAGTTTAACCCGATCATCGAGGACAACCAGTCGGTAAACGGGATCATCAAGCAGACCGACAGCGTCCAGATCAAGAAGATCGGCAACGCCTTTGGCTACCTGTTCGGGATGAAGTCCAAGACAAAGCGGGAGTCTTTCTCGGCTGATTTCGAGATGTTCGACGAAGTGGACCTGATGGGCGAGAAGGATATCGAGGTCGCCCTACAGCGCCTCGAGGACAGCGAGTGGAAGTGCGTGGACTATTTCAGCACCCCGACGCTTCCCGACTTTGGCATCGACCGGCAGTACAAGAAGACGGATCAAAAGCAATGGGCAATGGTTTGCCCGTCTTGCTCCACGTGGAACATACCCACGGAGATGCCGTTCCCCGAGTGCATCGAGCCAGGGTTCCTAGCGTGTTCCAAGTGCCGCCGACCGCTTCAAAACATAGGCGGGAAAGGGGAGTGGGTCGCGAAGTTCCCGAGCAACCCGAACAGCGGGTACTGGGTTTCCCGCCTTTTCTCGCCCAATGCCAACTACGCCCGCATACTCGATCAGTTCAGGAACCTACAAGACAGAGCCAACTTCTACAACCGAGTTTTGGGCATAGCCTACGCCGACACCGAGTCATGGATCACAAAGCAGGCCGTACTCGGGCTTTGCGGCCCCAACAGGATGGCGGCCAGCTCGGTTATCCCGACCACCGCAGGCGTGGACGTTGGCCATAACTATCTCAAGGTCGATATAAGCCGACCGGGTATAGACCGCCTGCGCGAGTACGTCTGGATCGGTACGGTGACGGGCGACGATACGACGATCTGGGACCGACTAGGCGACCTGTTCCTGAAATTCAACGTCAAGAGGTACATGATCGACGGGGAGCCTGAAACCCAGGCCGCGAGGTCGTTCCTCAAAAAATACAAGCGGGACGGGTGGCTGGCAGACTACCGCCCAAACCATGGGACAGCGCCCACCAAATGGAACGAGGACACCCGTGTATGCATGATGGACAGAACGAACAGCCTGGACGACTCGTTTAAGGTCCTACGGGACGGCCTTATATGGCTTCCCAGGCAATGCCCGGAGGTCGAGGAGTTCGCCGAACATTGCTCGAACCTCAAGAGAGCGAAGGAGATAGACGACAAGCACGGGTCGGTGTCGTACAATTGGATTCACTCCGAGTCGGACCCGGATCACCACCGACACGCCCAGAACTACGACACCATGCTCTGGTACAAGGGGCAGGACAAGCCGGAAGAAAAACAAAGGCCAAGGGTCGCCGTCCCGCAGGACGTGCGAAAACTAGTAGGGGAGGAACGATAGATGGGCGCAAAAACCGAAGGGGAACAAATGTCGATACCAGGATCAGAGAAGGTCCCCGCGCGCATCCCGCGCAAGGTCCGCCGGCAAATGCTCCGAGCCGTGGACAAGCAGGGGAAGTCGCTCGAAAAGAAGATCAAAGAGACGATGGGCATCTACCATAAGGTCGTCCAGGGCAAGGACATTGAGGCCCTGCACAAGAAGCCAGAGTTCCCGCACCGCAAGGTCCAGTTCTTCAACGAGGGAATGTTGAAGCCCGAAGGCGTCGCGTGGGAAAACCCGATCACCGGGAAGAGGGAACGGGCCAGGTTGGATCGAATGATCGTCCTCGAGACAACGAAGCTCAAGGTACCGAAGACGGACACAACCGAGGCCACCGAGGGCGAGAAGTACGAACAAAGGACCCTGCGCCGAGCCGACGTCACCAAGTACATGTCCAAGGCCCTCGCCGACGTCAAGAAGATCGCCAAGGACAACGGGTGCGCCGAGCTGATGGAGTCGTGCGGCGGTTGGAGTGACCTGGGCGTACAGGACTGGAACCTCCTGCAATCCACCACCAAGCCAGGCCAGACGTTGCCATACCCTCCTGGCCCGTACACCCGACAGCTTTATATCCCCGATCAATGGTTGATGCTTTCCAACGCCGCTCGCGCGTACAACTACAACCCGCTGGCAAAGGCTGGCATCGACACGAAGACCTCGTTCGTGGTCGGGACTGGGCCGCGCATCATCATCAAGAACCCGGCGCTCATGGAGTTCTGGAAAGAGTTTGAACGCAGGGAGGATCTTCTCGAAACCATCACCACCTGGACGTCCATGCTCGCCCAGAACGGCGAACTGTTCGTCGAGTTTTTCCTGAACAAGATGAACGAGCCGACAATGCGCTCTATCGACCCTGGAACGGTCTACGAGATCATCACGGAGCCGAGGGACATCCGGCAGGTCTACGGTTACCGCCTCATGTACCAGACGCAGTACCAGATTTTCGGGGAAGGCGCGAAGGGCGAACAGGTTCCCCTCTCCGAGTGGATCTACGAGACGATCAAGCCGGACAACGTCATCCATGTGAAGGTGAACGTCCAGGAGAACGAGAAGCGAGGGCGTTCCGACCTTCTGTCCGTGCTTTGGGTTTGCGACCTCCTCGAAGAGTACATGCGGTACAAGATCGTCCGCGCAATGGTCGAGTGCGCCTTTGCCTGGGATGTTACCCTCACAAACGGCGACCAGAGCGACATCGACACGTTCCTCAACGACGAAAACGCCGCGTTTCCCAAGCCGAACAGCACCTACGTCCACAATGAGTCGGTGAAACGGGAGCCGATCCAGTTCACCGGTGCCGCCTCTTCCACCGGACGGGACGGAGTGTTCGAGATGTTGGTGACCATCTTCGCCGCAGGGGTTCGCATACCCAAGGAGTACATGGGCGTGTCCGAGGGAGGGACCAGGGCGACGGCCATCACCTCGACCGAGCCAAGCGTGAAGGAGGTGGAACTCCGCAGACACAAGATCGAGACGGTCCTCCTGCGCTTGGTCGATTTCGTCGCAAAGTCCAAGGGGGTCGAGTACAAGCACGAAGAAGTCGAGGTGTCGTGGCCCGAGATTGCCCCAGAGAACGCCTCCGAGAAGATCCGCAACCTTTTCATGCTGATGGACAGGACGATGATGTCCGAGCAACGGGTGGCGGAGATGGCGACAAAGGAACTCGGGATAACCAATTACGACTTCATGAAGGAGCTGGACGACATCGCCAACGAGATGGCCGGAGGGAAGCACCCGATCCTTTCCGCCGCGATGAGGTCCGGTTTCATGAGCGGACAGGTCCCGCCTGCGCCCGGTCCAACGCCCACCGAGCCTCCGACGGCAAAGGCCGAGCCTGGGAAAGAAGAGGCTCCGAAAAAGGACGTTTCCAGCATCGGGAACGATACTCGCCGCGAGGTCAAGGTCAAGGGGTCGAACCTCTGATGCCGACGACAGAACTCCTAGAGGCTGGCGACCAGCGTCAGGCCATCGCTCGGATGATGGACCTGGCGCATCGGTCGCTCCTAAAGACCGAGGACCAGATCACCGTCGACCTCATGCGGGTCTACCAGCAAAACGTCAACAGCCTCATCAACGACCTAATGGTGATGAACGCGGAGTACATGACGGGAGGGGAGCCCGACTTCACCAAGTGGCGGCAGATGGAGCTGGACACGAGATCGGCAAAGCTCATAGCCGATAGGATGGGAACACTCGAGGATGAGGCGACGAAGCAACTCATGGATGGTCTGACGGACTTTTACAAGACGGCCTACGATTACACCTCGTGGGGTATCGACCAGGCCACACCGCCCGACGTCGACATCAACTACAACATCCCGAGCGACGCCTTCATCCGTTCTTACGTTTCATCACCGTGGGAAGGCGAACAATTCAGCGATCGCAAGTGGCGTATCGACACCAAGATGGCCAACAGGATCCAGGAGGGGCTGACCGACGCCATCGCCAGAGGAGATTCTGTTCGGACGTTCGCAACGAGCATCCGGGAGCTGACCGGTGTCCCGATCGGGGACAAGCTGGTGACGCGGCCCAGGGCATCCGCGCAACTGTACCGGGCGACTATGATCGCACGAACCGAGATGATACGGGTCGCGCGACTGGCGCAACGGCAGAGCTTCGACGACAACCGGGACTTGATCGAGGATGAGGTGTGGACCGCAGTATCGGCAAGCGGTCGGACGTGCGAACATTGCCAGGACCGGGACGGGATGACCAGGACGCAGATCGTCAACGGTGAGGCGCACGACGACCTGGAAGTGGACCCGCCCGCGCATCCCAACTGCCGGTGCTTCTACCGCCCCAAGCTGAAGTCTTGGAAGAACCTCTTGGGAGAGTATGGCAAGGGGATGGAGGACCTTGAACATATCGACGAGTACGAGATGAGAGTGCCGAACCCGCAAGGAAGCGGGTCGAAGAAGGTGGCCGTTCAATCTTTCGAGGAGTGGAACGCGTGAACAACGACACGCCGGAAGAAGAGAGCAAGCAGGAAGAGAGCAAGCCGAAGGTCGAGATTGTGATGCCGACGTCGGCGGAGATGAGGGCGCTCGGCATCCAGGGGGAGATCGAGGACGATACGAACCGTCCGGTGGACCTGGACGAGAACTACTACCGATCGACGCTCGGTCCCGAACTTGGTCCCGCGGTCTACAAGATCGCGATGGAGAGACAGGCCAAGGTCGCCCAGTGCCTCAAGGAAAGACCGATCCGCGTCTTCATGCGCGATTATTTCAAGTTCGTCGAGCGACGGGCGCAAGAACTCGGATACAGGTACGAGGATGTGGAGGTCGAGGGAGGAGTAACGAGAAGCGGACAGATCCATATCACCGTGGCCCCCAAGGCAGGAGCGATCCCACTATGATGTTCGACCAAGTCGACAAGCTCGTGAAGAGTCAGAACCCCGAACTGTTCCGCATGGCCGAACGCAACGTCGACGCCGCGCGTAAGTTCCAGACCATCCTCCTCTACATCCACCGATGCACGAAGGGACGACCTAAGGAAGCGACGATCTCAAGGCCGACCATGTCCAGTCACCCCGGCGTCGACGCTTCGTTCCAACTGGGCATCCGAAAATGAGTGAACGCGGCAGGACATACGAACCAGAACCGGACGATTGCCCAACTTGCGGTGGGACCGGATGGTGTCCCTGCTACGAGTGCCAGATTCTCAAGAAGAACCGACAGCCATGCCAAGATTGCAACGGAACCGGAGAACGAAAGGGCGGAAATGAACCTATCACCGGATGAGCTGACAGAGGTGAGACGACACAATCAGCGCGTGAAGGCGCTCGGGAACGGACGCGCGATTGTGACCTGGGAGAACGGGAAGATCAAAAAAACGGAGATCGAAGCGCACTTCATCCCAGACTTCTACGAGGGGCTCCAATACACCGAAACGCATTGCCAGGAAATAGAAACGGGCGGCATGGAACGTCCGGTGGCGCCGAAAAACGTCACGGTCAACGAGGCAGACAGAACATAGATACTTGACAGACAACCGTGCCGCGGGTGTATATTCCCTTTGACACGCGAACGCCCTCTCGGGGGCAACGCCTCACGGCGGCGGGTCGGGTTCCATCGCCCGGCCTGCCGCTTTTTTTTGACCTCATGGGGTACACATGCCGCCCACCGCGATCACGCCGCTTCTCGAAGTTGACATCCACGCCAACGGCGAGGACTTCCTTTCCCTTCGCGAAGCCCGTGTCGTGGACGACAAGAAGCGTATCGCACGGGTGACGCTGGTCACGGTTGGGCCCGGAAATAAGGTCGATAAGAACTACTACACCCAAGCCGCGATCGACAGTGCCCCTCCGCTGATGGAAGGCGCGAAGTGCTACGCCGACCATCCCTCGAAGCTCGACGCCCAGATCCAACCCGAGCGCAAAAGCCGCGACATCATCGGCTGGTTTTCCGATGTGAAAACCGAAGGGGAGAAGGTCACCGCCGATCTTCACGTTCTCAACAGCGAAGACAAGACATGGGCGTGGGACCTCATCAAGGAGTGCATCACCTACGCCTCGGAGTATGCCGGGCGCAACCTCGCCGGTCTTTCGATCAACGCCCGTGGCAATTTCAAGCCCATGACGCTCGAATCCGAGCAATGGAAGGCCGTGACGCAATTCATCGATGTGAAGTCCGTGGACCTCGTCACTCAGCCAGCGCGTGGCGGACAGTTCGAGACGATCGTCGCGGAGTCCGAGCAATTATCCAACGGCGATGACATGATCAAGGACAACGTGCGCCGGTTGGTCCGTAGCGGGTACGACGAGAAACAAGCCCTATCAATCGCCATGCAACACGCCGGGCGTTTGACCGAGGCCTACAAAGAAGGCGATGAGGCCGGGAAGATTTTCCAGGCCTTGAAAGAGCAAGTCCGGGCGTTGTGTGCCAACGGCACGACTCCGGGGATGGAAGAGGTTCGGCGCATGATCGACAAGCTCGGGACGGCGCTGAAGCTCAACAAACAGGAGGACGGTATGGACCCGAAGTCTCAGACCCCCGGCCAACAACCGGGTGTCGATCTGTCCGACGACGCTCTGTCCGCCGAGGCCCACCGGAAGCAGTCCGAGGCATACCGGAGCCAGGCGGAAGCGTGTCAGGACGAAGCGCAGAAGGCGTCGTTCGGCAAGATGGCCGAGCGTCACGCCCAGATGGCCGAGCGGTTCACGAAATCCGGCGAAGGCGAGGGCGCTCTGGTCGTCAAGCACGAAGAGCCTGGAGCCCCTTCCGCCCAGTCGGAAGAGGAAACCCGGAAGCAAGCGGAAGCCGCCAAGGCCAAGCAAGCCGAAGAGGAATCCGCCAAACGGGAGTCCGAGGGAGAGACGAAGTATCTCAACCTTCTGACCTCCGTTCTGCTGAAGGAGAGCGGCCTTCCACAGGCCAAGGCGAACTATCTCCAAACGTTCCTGCTCGAAGGGGAACGGGACGAAAAGAAGATCCGCGCCAAGATCAAGGCGTTCGTCGAGGCCGAACTGCAAGAGAGTTCTCGCGGTGGCCACGGCTACGAACGCCCTCAAGGTGGCGGCCCTGCCCAAACGGGCAAAGACCTCGGCGCTTCCGCTTCGATCCAGCGGTTGCTCCATTCCGCGAAGGGAGTCTGACCATGAAGCACCAGTTCCGTAAGGGGGCGTTCCCCGAGGAGTTCTGGCCGATCAGCCTGAGCGAAGCTATCACCGCCGAATCCATGGTCTACATGGACAAGACGGCCGGCTACCTCAAGCCGTTGGACAGCGATGCCAACGCCGCCAATTTCGTCGGCGTGTGCATGGACGAAGTCCCCGTGAACATCTACGGGGTCGATTCGACGCCCAACCCGCCTCAGCTCCGCGGGCGCGTGTGCCGCATCGGGCAATTCTCGTTCAAGGCCACGGCTGGCGACAGCTATGAGTCCGGCGACAAAGTCTTTGTCGGCGCGGATGAAAACACGGTCACCTCGACCGTGGGCGGCAACACCCATTCCGTTGGCTATGTCTCTGGCGAGCAGGACACGATCGCCACTGCCACCGCCACCGACCGCGTCCTGGTGTGCGTCCGGGCTTCGTACCCGGCCACGCCGATGAATTGAGGAGGAACTCATGCCACACCAAGCGCTGAAGCGCGAAGACATCAACAAGCTTCTGGATCGAAGCTTGAATCCGAACGTCCGAGGGTCGCAGTCCTACAAGGACCACGGCCCCGAGACGGCTCAGCTGATGGAGTCGCTCGGACGGGAACACCTCGTCGACATGCTCGAGTCCTTCCAGGACATGGGCATCAAGGAAGCCGAGACGGCTCTCCTCGAGGCCGGGATCAGCGAGTCCGGCTTTGCCTTCTTCACCCGCGCCGGTGTCGAGTCCGTTGTCCAGGACGGCTACCGCGTCGACGAAGGCAAGCTAATCGCCGACAAGTGCGTGATGACGGTTCCTTCCAAGCGGTTCCAAGAGAACTACGCTTGGTTGTTCAACCCGGACATGCCACAGCCGTTGGGTGACATGGAAGCCCCCCCGGAAACCGACATCGTTCCTCGTTCCCTGACGATCACGAACGAGGATAAAGGTCTGGCCTTGAACATCAGCCGCCGGATGATCGACGACGATCAGACGGGCGAGTTCATGAACTACGCCAGCCGCGTCGGGAGAAACCACCGCATCGAGGAAGAGATCATGTGGGCCGGGTATTTGACCGGCGCCGCCTTCTCGCACTCGGGCGTCAGCGTCCCCGCCGCGACGTACAACGACCCCGATGGTACCTCGGGCGTGTATGTCACCTCCGGCAATCGCACGAACGCGATCACCCCGGCCGCGTTGTCCCCGGACGCCCTGCAACGTCTGCTGGACATCATGGAAGGCATCCAGGACCCCAACGGCAAGCTGATCTTGCCGACCATGGACACCCTGGTGGTGGGCACCGCGTACCGCTGGTACGCCTCGCACATCCTGAACAGCGACTATTGGCCCGGGGCGCAGGTCACGAGCGTGACCACCCCCGGCTCGGTGGTCGGTGGCATGATGGGCCCGAACCCGCTGAAGCCCGGCCAAGGCGTGTTAAACGCCGCGATCGTGCCGATGTGGGAGCCCCACTTCAACGGCGTAAACGACAAGAAGAAGTGGTACGTCGGGAACCGCAAGTCGCGGTCCCTGTGCCGCCAAGAGCGCCAACCGCTCGAGGTGTTGATGGAGGCGCCCAACGCCGGGGAGTCCCTGCGTCGCCGTAGCCTCTACCACCGCACGTACCGCCGGTACGCCTACGGTTGGTTCGACGCTCGGTACTGGGGCCGTGGTTCGGATGGCACCGCCTAAACCAGTAGGAGCATGACCGACGCGGCGGTGGGTTGAACGAATCCGCCGCCGCGTTTTTTTTACCAACGGAACAGGAGAGACTGATGGCCGCCAAGAAAGACGCGAAGGTCCAGAAGAATAAAAGCGCCGTGAAGGTCACGAATGGCGGCCATGCCGCCGCCATCGCAACCAAGCCTGATGTCAAAACCCAAGCCGCGACCACCCCCTCGCAAAAGAACGAAGAGATCCGGGTCGAACGCGCAAAGGGAAAGCAGGAGATGGAGAAGGCCGGGATGAAGCCTTCCCGCACTCAGCAGTACCACAACCACGAAACCGGGCCCCTTACCTGGATTACCACACTCGTCTGCAACCATTTTGGCCTCGCCGCCGTCGGATTCCAAAAGATGTACACGGTATGGAACTTCCCCAAGGACCTCGAGGACAAGAAGAATCGACACCGCGTGGCCCGAAAGTTCTACCATCAGATCGGCGGGAAATTCCTGATGGTTGACCTGTTCGACGCTAACACGCCGATGAAGGACATCATGACCATCAAGGCGTGGATGGAGGCTTTGGGGTTCCGTTACACCTTCATCATCGGCGGCGAAGGTGTCGGTTCCGATACCGTGACCGATAAGGACACCAAGAAGACCAGGGCGAAGACCGACGAAGAGATCGACGCCGACATGAAGAAGTTCATGAAAAAAGTTTTCGAGGAACGCCTCGCGATGATGGACCCGAAGGACAAGGATTATCCAAAGTTCCGCATCCCGCAGACGTACCAAGAAGCGGGAATTTCCATCTAACCAGGGGGATGCCGTGAATTACCTAGAGAACAAAGCTTACACCGAAACCGGAGACGGTTCCACGGTCCAGATGCAATCGAGTCAGCTCTACCCGAAGCATTACTCGATGAGCGTCACGAAGGCCGGACCCGGGACGCCGACCTACACCGCCAAACTGCAAGCCTCGCTCGACGGCGTGAACTGGTCCGACATCATCGTGGCAAAGGAAACCGACGGCGACGGCATCATGGTGTTCCCCGAAGGGTTCTACCCTCGACCGGCGGCCTATATCCGGTCGTCCGTCTCCGCGCTCTCTCTCGACACCTGCACCGCCATCAACGTTCGGATTTGCGCCACGGCGTAAGGAGAGCAATATGCCGACGATCGCAGACGCCATAGCAATGGTTCGCCGGATGGTGGATGATACATCCACCTCCCACCGTTGCGCCCCCGATGATTTGTCCTACCAAGTGGACGGGACGAAGAAGACGTTCGTCGCGTCAAACGGGAACATCCTCGATGGCGCGTTGGCATCCGTCGACGGTGCGGCTCCTGCGGCGGTCACCCCGACGGATGCAACATTCGGGATGTTCGCATTCTCGACGGCGCCCACCGTAACTCTTGAGCTTTTCTACAACTACCAGTGGTTCACCGACACGGATATTGGCGCGTTCGTCGATCAGGCCCTTTCCGAGATGAACTACACGCAGACCGACCTGGCGACAGCGATCCCCAATGCGCTCTACACGGCGATGGGCCACCTGGCGGCCGCCGCCGCGTTCGAGAACCTCATGTCGAGGTTTGCCAGGCAGTTCTCCTCGTCGGTCGAGGGTCAATCATACGAAAAGAGCGACGTATTCCGAGCATACAGGGACGCGCGGGACA